ATTAAAAAAATGATAATAGACTCTATAAAAAACTAATATGCCAGTAAGAAAAAAAATAAATAAGTCAAACAGAAGAGGACAAGCTCAGCCTTATGCTGCAAGGTGGAATCCTGCTAGTCCTAGTAATAGTTCTAGAGCGTGTTACTGTAAAGACCAGAATACTTATTCCAGGGAGTGCTGTGACGGTTCTCTATGGGCTCAGGGTATCGGTAGAATTACTGGGTAAAATGCAAAAAAAATAAAGTTTTCGTTATAACTATATGAGTGTTATAAACAGGATTAATAGTAAGCTATTTAAAGACAATTTAAACTTTCGTTTAATATTAACAGAAATTGAAAAGTCTGAAGTAGAACTAGAAAAATATCCCTGGGACGAATGTATAGCAGATCAAACTAAAAGATATGGAGCTGAAGCTGCTCCTAAAATTTGTGGATATATAAAAGAAAAATATGGCAATTAGATTTAACCAAGTTATTTTAGACAAACTAAAAAAAGGAAGACAAGAAAATCTTTCTAAAAAAGTAGACTTAGCTTTAGTAGACGATATTAATTATGAATTTCAATACTTACAAGAAGAGGTTAGTAGAATGTCTTATACTACTGAAGAGTGGTTTGACGAAAAGTTTGAAGAGTTTTATCAATTAAGAAGCGACTTAAGAAGTATTTATTTTCAAAATTCAGAATCATATATAGATAGTGCTGACGTTGCAGGAGATAAAGAAGTGTTACTACAAATAAAACAAAAAGCAGATGAACTAGGTATTTCTGTTGAAGACGTATATCCAGATTATCAGGAACACTTAGACCAGTTAGATTATTTAGAATATATAGAAAGCAGATTTGATGAACAAAAAAGAGAACTAGAAAATTTAGGTTTATAATATGAAAGCATTAAAAAACATACTTAACAAATTATACTCAGAAGACAATAAAGTTTTCGCAGTATTAAGCACAAAAAGAAAAATAGACTTATCCTTAGTAGATGACATTGAAAATGAAGTAGATAGCTTTGAGGCTGCAGAGTCAGACGCTAGTTACTTAGCTTACGAGTTAGGAGATGAAGTAATAGACGCTTACGATGACTTTAGAATGAAATATAATTTAGATGACTATGTAATAAATGGTAGTGTAAGATATTTAGAAGAGTCTGCAGAAATATTAAAAGAAAGTTTAAATAAATTAGAAATTGCTGCAAATGAGTTAGGTATACCTCCTAGTGAAGTATACTACGATTATGACAATTTAAAACAAAGAGTAGATAATGCTCAGAGTTTATCAGACGAAGCAAAATCTAAATATAGAGAAGTGACTGACTATACAGGAATGGGAAATTTCTGGAATTAATAATAAACATTAATAATTAAATAATAAATAATGAAAGCAAGTGAAATGTTAAAAAAGATCAACACGCTCCTAGGAGTTCAGGTTGAACTAGAAGAACTTATCCTAAATAACGGTACTAGAATATTTGCCGATAGCTATGATAAGGGAGAAAGCGTTTTTATTGTCACTGAAGACTCAAGAGTTCCTTTACCAGAAGGCGAGTATATGATAGAAGACGGTAGAATGTTAATAGTAAAAGAAGAAGGCTTAATTGACGAACTAAGATTAGAGTCAATAGACGAAGCTGAAGAAGAAGGTTACAAAGACGGAATCAAAGACGAAAAAGAAGACATCAAGGAAGACTTAGAAGAAGAAGAAATTATCGTTGAAGCTCCTGAAGAAGTAATAGACGAAGTTGGAGATATAGTTGCTGCAGTTGTAGAAGTAGTATCCCCAATTATCGAGGAAGTAAAAGAAGAAATTGAAGAGCTTAAAAAGAAATATGGAGAGGTAGACAAAGTAAAAGAAAAAATGTCTAAGACTCCTGCTAGAAAACCTTTAGCTCACGCACCCTCTAAACAACAAAATGAAGGGTTTACGTATGGACAAAACAGACCTCAAACAACAATGGATAGAGTTCTGTCTAAATTAAATAATATCAATAAAAAATAATAAAATGAAAAGAAATGTAAATTTAGCTACTACTACTAACATTACTACTACTTATGCAGGAGAGTTCGCAAATCAATATATTGCGGCTGCTCTTTTATCTGCTAGTACTATTGAAGACGGTGGTATCTCTGTAAAACCAAATATTAATTATAAAGAAGTAATTAAGAAAGTTGCTACTAACAACTTAGTAGTTGATGCTACTTGTGATTTTTCTCCAACGTCTACTATAGACTTAACAGAAAGAATCCTTGAGCCAACTAACCTACAAGTTAACTTACAATTATGTAAGCAAGACTTTTTATCTGACTGGGAAGCTCAAAGTATGGGATTCAGTGGGTTTAAAAACCTACCTCCTTCTTTTGCTGACTTTATCTTAGCTCACGTTGCTGCTGAAATTGCACAAAAAACAGAACAAACTATCTGGTCTGGTGTTAATGCTAATGCAGGAGAATATGACGGTCTAGTAACTTTAGCTGCTGCTGACGCTACTATTCCTGCTGCTCAAAAAATTACTGCAGTTGTAGGTGGTGTTGACGCTGCTAACGTAATTGCTGAAATGGGCAAAGTTGTAGATGAGATTCCTTCTGCTTTATATGGAAAAGAGGACTTATACTTATATGTATCTCAAAACGTAGCAAGAGCTTACGTAAGACAATTAGGAGGATTCGGAGCAAATGGACTAGGAGCTAACGGTGTAAACAATATGGGTACACAGTGGTGGAACAATGGTTCTTTATCTTTTGACGGAGTAAAAGTGTTTGTAGCTCCAGGAATGGCTAACAACACTATGTTTGCTGCAGAAAGATCAAATATTTTCTTTGGAACTTCTTTAGTTTCAAATATGAATGAAGTAAAACTTCTAGATATGGGAGACCTAGACGGTTCACAAAACGCAAGAGTTATCGCAAGATTCTCTGGTTCTGTAAACTATGGTATCTCTTCTGACGTTGTAGTTTATTCTTAATAAATTAAATTAACCAAAATTTAGGGTAGGTGGGGTCGACCTACTTACCCTTTTTTTTTAAAAAATATAAATATGAGCTGTTCAATATTATCAACTGGTAGAAATTTACCTTGTACTAAAGGAGTAGGAGGTATAAAATCTATCATTCTAGTTGACTATGGTTTACTAGGAGACTTGACAATTACAGGAGCGGAAGTGACTGCAATTAGTTCAACTCCTTCAGGTTATGAGTATTTAGTTAAGCCAGGTTCTTCAGGGTTAGAGCAAACGATTACTGCCTCTGCAGAAAATGGAACTGTATACTATGACCAAAATGTCAACGTACAATTTCAAAAATTAGATAAAGAAACTCAAGCTGAGTTACAAGATGTAGCTAAAGGAAATCCTCACGTATTCGTGCAAGACTTCAACGGAAATTATTTCTTAGTAGGAGCGTACAACGGTGCTGACACTTCAGCAGGGACTATTGGAACTGGAACTGCGTTAGCAGACTTTACAGGATTCAATATGACTTTTACTGCTCAAGAGCAACTTCCTGCATTTTTCTGTGCAACTGGAGTTATAAGTGCAATTACGATAGGAGCTTCTATTAGCCCATCATAAAATACTATTCTGTGTTTAATTAAATTATAGGGGGAGAAATCTCCCTATTTTTTTTATAAATAGTATAGATGCAAAATAAATAAAAAGCACGTTATACTATAAAGCAAGAAATGATAGTTTTAACTACTCAAACTAGTGAGCAAACTTTTAATGTTATTCCTAGAGAATATGTAACGGATGCTACAATATGTATTAGAGACGAAAGTACAAACGAAGAGATTTGTGTTTTAACTACAGGTGCGGAGTGGAACACTAATACGTTTGACTGGAATTTAGCTAATTATGACTGGGAAGACGAAGCGGGTATAGTAATTACAAATGATTTGATGTATATTACAATGAATTTAAACTTAATTGAAGGTAGATTTTACGATCTTAAAATTAGTAATATTAGCGGAACAGTTATATTTAGAGATAAAATTTTCTGTACAGATCAAACTATTGACCAGGCTACTAATAATTATTATGATATGAATTTAGGACAGTATACTATAAACACTTCAGGAAATAACGATTATATAATATATTAAAATGGATTATAAATTTTTACAATTAAGCACGTATACAACTCCAGAAATAAAAGAAGTATCTAATCAGGACTGGATAGGTTACGGAGCTGACAATGATTACTTTCAGTTCCTTATAGACCGTTACAATGGGTCTGCGACAAACAATGCTATTATAAACGGAATCTCTGCTATGATAGTAGGAAAATTTCTAGATGCTACAGACTCAAGTCAGAAGCCTGAAGAGTATGCACAAATGAAATCTTTGATTTCTGAACAAATGCAGCAAAAACTAGCTAGTGACTTAAAACTAATGGGTCAATGTGCAATGCAAATTATTTACAGTCAAGACCATTCTAGAATAGCTCAAGTAGAACACTTACCAGTAGAAACTTTAAGAGCAGAAAAATGTAATGAAGAGGGAGAAATACCTGCTTACTATTATTACTATGACTGGTCAGAATATAAACAAGGAGATTACCTGGAGCGTTTGCCTGTGTTTGGTTCGTCTAAACAAGAAATTGAAGTATTATATATAAAACCTTATAGAGCAGGGTTTAAATATTATAGTCCTGTAGATTATCAAGGAGGAATCCAATACTGTGAACTAGAAGAGGAAATTGCTAACTATCATTTAAACAACATTATGAATGGTTTAGCTCCTAGTATGCTCCTGAACTTTAATAATGGAACTCCAACAGAAGAGGAAAGAAATATTATAGAACAAAAAATAGCTGCTAAATATCAAGGTACTAGTAATGCAGGAAGGTTTATCCTGGCTTTTAATGACTCTGCAGATTCGGCTGCAACTATGGAGACAGTTCAGTTAAGTGACGCTCCTCAGCAATATGAATTTTTATCTACTGAGTCAATGAAAAAAATAATGGTAGCTCACAGGGTTACTAGTCCTATTTTATTTGGAATAAAAGATATGACAGGTTTTGGAAATAATGCAGATGAAATTGTTACTGCTAGTACGCTTATGGATAATACCGTCATAAGACCCTTTCAGCAGATGTTATTAAATGCGTTTGATGAAATACTTGCCTACAACGAGATCGTGCTTAATTTATACTTTAAAACGCTTCAGCCGTTAGAATTTAACGACCTTACTAATGCTACTAATAAAGAACAAATAGAAGAGGAGACAGGACAAAAGTTTTCTTTCTCTAAAATTATAGACGGAAAAGAGGCATACGAGACTATAGAAGAGGCTGAGAATAAAGCTAACGAGATAGGTTGTATGGGTTACCACGAACACGAGCTA